TTAAATATTTTATGGACAATATTTCCGCAACTATCAATAATATAGAATATATCTATAATAATAAAAAAGGGAGTGAAACACATCCTATATTATGTCCGTTTTGCGGCAAATATTTGGGGGAAAAATTTAAAGGAGCTAAAGGTAAATTGAAGTTATGGTGTAAACAGGAGAAAAAGGAAGTAACTATTACATTGTAGATTATTATATAAGTATAAGAGCCTAAGAGCCAATGACAACAAAATGTCATTGGCTCTTTTTTATTTAATACAAATCAGAATGGATAAAGAAAAAATCTTATCTGGCTTAAAAGCCAAAATCGAATCATCAGGTGAAAAAATCACATTGAGCGATCGGACTATCAGCGACTATGCTGCCGGGATTGCCTCTCTCGTATCAGATGAAACCCAATTGACAGAAGATTTCTTTAATGCTCATATGGGAATTATCAAATCGATGAATGGTAATTTCAGTCATGATGTAGCCGCACAAGTGGAAGAGACTAAGAAAAACTTAGCGAATCCGCAAACGTCACCTGCCACGTCTCCGGCAACTCCGCCATCAGATGAAAAGCCTCAATGGGCTAAAGATTTGGAAAAACAAATCCAGACACTCAGCGAGACCCAGCAAAATGCACAAAAACAGGCACAACGCAACCAGCTTATTGAATCTGTGCGCAACCGCGCAACCAAAAAAGATGCTTCGGATGATAAAACCGGATGGGCGGTAAATGCAGGAGTGCTAAACAATGCAATTGCTGTAATTCAAATCGAAGATGACGACACAATGGAGACTGTAGAGAAAAAGCGACAGGATAAATACAACTCAATGTGTGTTGAGATTTTCGGATCTCTGAATGCTGTTCCGGGAGCGGGTGGTGAAAAAGAAGATACAGGTACAGATTGGATTGCTGCTGAGAAGAAACGTCAGCAGGAAGCTGGTCGGTTACCTAAAGATTAACCATTAAAAAATCAATTATGGGGTTTATTAAAAAGACAATGAAGTATGATGCGGGTAATATGCCTATCTGGTTAAGTGTGGATAGGCGTAAAACCGCCGGCGGTACATTGAAAAATTTGCCGGAAGGCCCGGCTTTGATTCCTGCGGGTACTCCTGCATATCTTGATGAGATGGGCGGCAAAATCGAAGTACTCGAAACTTTTCGGGTCTCAAAAGCAGTTACTTCATCTGATACATCAGTAGAGGTTGAAGCTACGGGAAACCTGCCTCAAATTACTAAAGGACAATTTGTGATGAAGGCACCCACTTCTTACTCAGAGACCGGAAGCGCAATAACAGTGGGTGCGGTTTCAGAGGGCACTACTCCGGGAACCAAAAAGTTTACGATTACAGCCGGGGCACTTGGAGAATTAGCTATCGGCGATGTTTTGGTCGTTGCAGATAAAACAGGAAGTGATGCAAGTATGGCAATTTTACCCAACGGACTGATTTGGCATGACCTGTACGTGCATGAAGGTGATTATGCGCAGACAGCTGCAATTGTAGTAAGCGGATCAATTCTCGAATCGAGGATCAGCCCTATTCCGGGGGTAGTAAAACAAGCATTACCAATGATAACTTTTGAAAAGGAGGCATAACTATGAATACGTATTCACAAGGATTTTACAGCCTCATGGAGGTAGCAGGTATTTTGAATCAATCGAGTTTTGATGCTTACCTGAAAGATGTCATTGGGGCTTCGAACAGCACAGAGTTAAAGCTGGATGGTTTTGTATGGGAGCCAGGAATGCAGTTGGATTTTGATTATGAACAACTTCAGATCGAAAACCGTGTTGGGGTAATGGCTACTTATGTAGACAAAGATTCAGAGGCAATTCCATTGGGGACTAAAGGTTTTGAAACTTCCAAAGGAAGTATTCCAAGGCAGAAAGCCCGTTATATTATGGATGAAGACGATTATCGTAAATATCTTATTGCTATGAGTCAATTGCAGTTTACAAATGTAACAACTAAGACTCAGGCTTTGGATATTCTTTTTGAAAAAATGACCGGTATTCAGGATAGCCACAAAAATTCAATGACATATCAACGGGATTCTATGGTTTCCAGGGGGGCACTTACACTTTTGGATACAAACAATCCCAGAGGTATCAGAGATGTTACTTTCACGGCGTCTATACCGGAAGCCAATATCACGAAACTAACCGGTACGAAACGCTGGTTTACGGATGAAGAGAAGAAAGTTGAAGGCACAGCATCCGATCCTGTTGCTGATATGAAAGCTATTATCAGGATGCTAAAACGTAAGAGTGCCCCGGCATTCCATATCGAGGTGGATGAAGTTTCTTTCCTTGAGGATATGGAACACACCAAGTGGAAAATTGCATTAGGCCGGTCAACTAACAATCAGATCACTCAGGACGCAACCGGAGACGCTATTGCTATCGGTATTGCCAATTCCATGATGGATGATGAAATCAAAGCGGCTTTTCGTAAAGTTATGGGTGTAAATGTGGTTTACAGTACCTCTGTTGTGGCTGTAGAAAAATGGAACAAAGAAGCCCGGAAACTGGAACGTCCGATGATGCGATCTTTTGAACCGAATACCTATGTATTCGTCCCGGATGGTGCAATTGGCACAATTAAAACTGTAGCTCCGCTTATGCCTGATTCTCAGGGATTGTATGGAAGTTTCTTTGATGGTCGCGGCCTGATCAAATACTCTTACGATGTGAAAAGGATGATACAGGACTGGTGGTCTGAATTGACTTGTCTGTGCGTTCCGAACCGCTCCAATGACATGTACTATCTCAAAACGAAGTAATGGCGATTATCACTGACATAGTAGGAAACGGCAACGTTGAGATTACAGAGGATGAAACCTCTGTAATGCTCGACGCGCAGCCAATCAAAGGATACGACTTTAAGCATTTTGTGATTGAAGGGAAAGAAATAACTCAAAATCCTTATTTGCTTTCGAAGTTACCCGGAGATTTGAATGTACAGGCTTTTTTCTATGAGTCTATAAATAGCTATTTGCAAGGTTGTGCACCATTTGACATCTCAGGCTTTATTCCCGGAGTATTGAGGGGAAGGGGTGTATCTTATAAAGAAGATTTGAATAACATGGATGATCAAATGATCGAACTATGTGAAGCAGATCTCTACATGAGAATGACCAAAATTCCTTCTTCCCGGCAGCATGAACGTGATTCAGACGGAGGATGGTCACACGACGGAGGCAGCATTACTATATCCGATTCTTATCGGAACATGCTTACGGCCGATGCACTTACTATTTATAACAAGTATGAGGATGAAAAGGCAAAAGAAGTCCAGGCTTCCAATGAGCACAAAAAAACAATTGTAGAGTACACATCTTCCCGTACAGAACCCGAAAAGAAACCTATTAAAGTAATTATTAATCTACTATGAACAATCCAAGATATACCGCAAAGTGTGTAATAACCCGTGAAGTTGGTGGTGGTGGCTATCCTCCTTCTGCCCCTGAAACTAAAACAATCCTAAGGTCTGTTTGTGGGTACAGGGATGAAACAGTAGCAGAAATAAGTGGTGGTCGTATCGCAGATTACAAAATAGCACTACCCCAGTACAACGTGATTGTGAAACAGGGAGATTTGATTGAAGTTACAGATAAGCGACGGACTGTCAAAGGCACAGTAAAGCGGGATAAACCTTCAAATTTTGGATGTAATATCTGGTTTAATGAAGTTAAGTAATGGCAAAGAAGATAGATAATAGAAGGGCAATATTAAATGGTTTATCAAAAGCCATGATAACTATTGACGGTTCTATTGAAAACGCTTTAAGGACGGAAGTAAGCAGTATCATCGAAACAGCTATTGCCTATCATAATTTCGACAACCAAACAGGGAACCTTGAAAATTCATATGGATGGGCTATTTATCACAATGGACTACTGATAGATTCTTTTATTAATGGAGATGGTGAAGGTGCTCAAGCTGCTAAAAAACTTATAGGTTCATATCTACCTTCTTTTACATGGGAGGCAATTGTTATCGCTGGCGCATATTACGCAAAATATGTAGAAGGATTCATTAGAACACGCGATGGTGTGCTTTCAAAAGCTGGAGATGAACTATATGTACTGGGAGTGTATTTCGACAATGTGAATAAAAATTTTGTTCAAACTCTTAAATCCCTTTCGCAGCTATGATAAACCCTAACTATAACCTGAGCGACCTGAAAGCAGCCTTATATGCCGCCTTTTCAAAAACAGAGGTGTCAAAAACGGTTTGCGTTGGAGTTCGTCCGGGAGCAACAAAGGGAATTGATGATTTCGTGGTGATAAGGGTTATTTCTCTGGTTAAGGACAAAGGAGGAATTGGGAACACTGTATGTCGCATTGAACTTTACGCACGTGACATATATTCTTATGAAAACCCGGAACGACTAAAAGAGATGTTTTTGTCCTGTAATAGTGCATTGGCTTATTTATCTGAGAACTATCCTAATTACACATTTGAAAGCAGCGAACAAGCTGACAGAGGAAGTGACGGATTAGACTTTCACTCTATATCAATAGACTTATTTACAACAATTAAAAATTAATAATCATGGCATTAAATCACGAACAAATAGTAGCGACAGGTATCGGTGCTGTATCATTGGCTCCGATGGGTAAACTGTCTGCTGATACTGCATGGACAGAAAAATTCTATACCTTAAAAGATACAGTGGCAATTACCCAAGACCCGCCGACTAAAAATGAAATCAAAGTAGACCAGTTAGCAAATGCAGTAGCCGTATCTTACGAATCAGGGAACTTTACTATTGAGTTTGATATTCCTGACGTTGCAAAAGAATTACTCAGCGAATTTTACAACCAAACTGAAACCGCTCCGGTTACTCCGACAGATAAGGAAGCAATCGGATTGAAACTTGACAATAAAATCACTAAAGCAATGTTGAAGATTGAATTTCAATCCGGGCAGGCAATTATAATTCCGAACTGCGAAATGGTTCCGTCTATTTCTGCATCATCATTGTCTACATCCCCGGTGAACGTTCATATTACAGCAACTGCACTGGCAGCTATCGGAGGATCTTCTAATGAGGAAGCCGATGTTATCTTTTTTTACAAAAAAAAGTAGCGTAATCCCGGCTATGTTTAGTGCGCCTACGCCGACAAAAACGAGGTACAAATTATAAGGGTGGCGCATAACGTCACCCTTTTTTAATTGTTGTAAAATATGAATCAACCGGAATTAGAAATACAAGCAGAATACTTAAAGTTATGTAACCATGAAAAATCCATCCTTGAATTAGGTGGCGGCAAGAAACCGATAAAAATAGGCTGGCAGCACATTTATACGATGGACAGAGTTACAAAATACACTCTTGAAGTTGAATTACAAGAGCCCAAAACAGCCATAGAAAAATTTATATATGCCCGTAAAAAACATGCACTTGCAGCAAAAGCAGCATCTTGTATAATTCTAAACAACTTTTTTAAAATAAAATTTTTTCATTGGTTCTTTTGGCGTTGGCTCCTATATGTAAGACAATACAATGACTTTCAGTTTGCCATGATAATTATTGAGGGTCAAAAAAAAAGTCCTGTCGAAGCGTTCTTAACGGGTATGCAGTTCTTGATGATGGGGAAGACGACACTGATGACGATGACGAAGAAAGAAGCCGGGCAATTCCCAGCCGGACAGGTCGTGGTATAATGGCTGAATTTGGAGAGAAGCATCCAGAAGCAATAGAAACAAGAAGAATATTGGGGCTTTTCCCTGTCAGGTTTTGGGAATACCGTTGTGTATATACCAATGCAGAAATAGAATTGATTTGTGCGGACCGATCAAGGATAAAATATCTAAATCCTGACAAAAAGAAAAAAATCACCCAAGAAGATTATGACGAATGCGTCCGGCTCAACATGGAATCCATTGAAAAAATGAGAAAACGCAAAGCAGAAGAATCCGCGAAGAAATCCAATCAAACAATCTGACAAGATGGCAGAAAATCTAAATACGTTATATTATGCTCTTGGTCTGGATGACTACGAGATGCAGCAGGGATTAAAAAAGGCTGTTGATAACCTTTCTGTTTTGGATGAGGAGTTTAACCGTATCAATAAGGCTATCGAAGATACTTTTGGTAAGAAGATGAAAGACACTCCGATTCACAAGGAGATAAAAGGAGTAACAGCTCGGTTAAGGGAACTTGAAAAACAATGGAAGGACTTAGAAGCAGAAGAAAGACGCGGGCAAAAGGGAGATTATATAAGATTGAAATATAAGTTAGCAAGAGAAGAAGCGGGGAATCTGAACAATTCTTTGGCCCGGTTGTATTCTGAATCACAAAAAGCCGCCTCCGGCCAAAAAGGCTTAGCCGCACAATTTGGTTTAGTAAATAAAGAATTGACACTGCAAAGCCGGCTGATGTCAAATGTTAAAACCTTATTCACCACTTACGTTTCGATCTTTGCCGTAAAGTCTTTCATCCAAAATCTGGCTCAAGTCAGGGGAGAATTTGAAAACCAACAGATTGCTTTACGCGCAATTCTCCGGGATGCCGAAGCTGCTGATAAAATATTTAGCCAAATTAAATCCCTTGCTGTTGTATCTCCTTTCGAGTTTAAAGACTTGGTAGGCTATGCAAAACAGTTATCTGCTTTTCAGGTTCCGGTAAATGAACTGTTTGAAACCACCAAACGCCTTGCCGATGTGTCTGCCGGGTTAGGTGTTGGCATGGATCGTATCATTTTAGCTTACGGTCAGGTGCGGTCTGCTGCTGTATTGAGAGGGCAGGAATTGCGGCAATTCACCGAAGCAGGTATTCCGCTTGTCGATGAACTGGCGAAGAAATTCTCTGAACTGGAAGGACGTGTCGTGTCTGCCGGAGATGTTTTCGAGAAGATCAGCAACCGTATGGTGTCCTTTGAAATGGTAAAAGAGATATTTGAGGATATGACTAACGAAGGCGGCATGTTCTACATGATGCAGGAAAAACAAGCCGAATCCCTCAAAGGAAAGATTGCCAATCTTGCCGACGCCTACGATATTATGCTGAATGATATCGGCGAGGCCAATGACGGAATTTTAAAAGGAGGAGTTGAAGCTATTGCAAATCTTTTTGAAAATTGGGAAAAAGTATGGAGTATCCTAAAAACTATAATTACAGGATATGGATTATATAAGGCGCTAATAATAGCGGCAACCGTTGCTGAGAAAGCTCATATAGCTTTAGGTTCGTCGGGAAGTCTTCTTAAAACAGCAAAAAATTTAGTTTTTGTTATCCAAAATCTTCGTCAGTACCGAACTGCTTTGGAGGCAACCGGAATGACTGCGCGGTCATTTGGGGCGGCCATGGGAGGAATTATCGGAATTTTAGCCGCTGTAGGTGTAGCAATTTATGAAATTATCCAGAATTCAAACAAACTAAGCAATGAACTTAATAAAATATCAAGCAATGAATTTTCAGGATTCAAAAAAATGGCAGATTCCCTTGAAGATTTATCAGATAGGTTAAAAAATACAGTACAAGGATCACAAGAACACCGGGATATAATCAGGCAAATAAATAATGCGTATGGCGAGTATCTCCCCTTTGTTTTAGATGAAAAGACAGCTTTAGATGCTGTAGCTGATTCTACAGAACAAGTCATTGAAGCTATGAAAAAGCGAAAAATGATGATGGCACAACAGAAAGGAGAAGAAGCTATACAAAATACATATGGAGATGAAAATACAAAAGCTACACAAGATTTGCTAGATGCTTTATCTGTTGTAACAAATTCTCGAAAAGATGCAGAAGCTATAATTCAAATTGTGTCTCAAAAAATAGATGAGCTAGGAACCAAGGTAAAAATATTTGAAGAACTACAAAAAGCATTTACAGATTATTATGAAGGTGCAGCACCTAAAGAACTTAAAATTTTTGATGTATATGAATCAGTAAATGATCTTCAAGAAATTACTTTAAACATAAAAAAAGCGGAAGAAGAATTAGCAGAACAAAATAGGATAACATGGGGTAGTTCATTTCGTACTCAAAAAGCACGGGAAGAATTAGAAAAACTAGAAGAATCCTTTGAATCGATGCGCAAAAAAATAAGGTTTGAAGGAGATACACCAGATTCGGATGTAAAAAATGCAATTGATGAGATAAATAAAAATGAAAAGATAGCAAAAATACGTTGGCGTGTTGAATTTGATGGATTGGGACAAGCTGAAGCTGATAGATTAATTTATCAAATAGAACATCCTTTATCTAAAGTTATTGAAGAAGTAAATAAGGAATTGACGAATCAAATCAAAGATCAAAAAGAGCTTGATTTTATAAAAATAAAAGACCCTGGGAAATCTTTAGATGAAATAAAACAAGAAACTATATCACAATTCCAAAGTGCAGAAAAAATACTTGAAGGTCTTTTGGAAACTCAGACACAATGGAAAGGGAATGAAGCAGTCTCTGATTCCATGAAAAAAGATATTGAGTTAACTCAAAGACAAATAGAATTATATAAAGAAAGGGCAAGATTATTAGGCATTACTGACAAATTACAAAAGGGAGGTGACAAAGGCAAAGACCCCAACGCCGAACGACTCAAAGAGCAAATCGATCTTATCAAAAAAGCACAAGCGCAATATGAAAAGTATTTGCAGATAATGTCGCCAGATGAAGCCGTAAAAGCAATTCAGACCGACAAGCAATTTATGGCTTTGAATATTCAGTTTGAGCCGGACAAAGTGCGTGAAAGGCTTCAAATGGTGATGAATGACATAGGTAAGTTGCCACAGTCGCCCGAACTTGAAAAGCTGAAAAAATCTCTACAATCTACTTTTACAGATATTGATTATGCAGATGCCAAAAAGAATTTCGACCAATTCTTGGGTGACCTGACGAAAGAGCTTGATACCTATAAAGACAAATACAACTTTTACGAACAGCTATTAGGAATTACAGGCGACCAAAATTTAGCCGTAAATCTTGCCTTCAATGGTGATTTTGAAAAAGCTGGGAAGGGCATTATTGAGCAGATTCAACAAGGGATGTTGGAGGCTGCCGCTGATACAGATTTAACTCTGGATCAAATAATGAATCTTGACTTTACCAAAAGCGCAGATGAATTAGGCATTAGTGAAAAGCTAAAAGAATTCTTACAAAAAAGCGTAGATCAAGTTGGAAAAATCCAAATTGGAAATGTGTTAGACTTTGAAAAGTTAGTAGCTGAATATTCATCTGTTGAAGATAAAATAAAAGCTATACAAAATAAGGCTTCGGCAGAAAGAATTAAAATTTCAGAAACATACGAAAGACAAAGAATTGATGTAAATGCGGATACTTATCTTGACTTGGAAGATCAGGAATTGGCCGCTTTGAATGCAAGTAAACAAAGGGAGAATAAAGCAATTCGGGACTTAATGTCTGAGATGTTGCAATTAACTCCATTTTGGCAAAAACTTTTTGGAGATTTAGATGAATTAGGATATCGGAGTCTTACAAAATTATCTGATAAAGCGAAAGAAGTTGTCGATTCTGCGGAAGTACGTAGAGATAAAGATAATAAGGTTTTAGGATATACAGTAAAACTAGATGATAAAGATTATGATATATCGGTAGAATTATTTGAAAAACTTAGAAAACAAACTAATTCACTTGATAAAGACTTAAGAAAATCTAATCCATTTAAGACATTATTTGAAGATTTAAAAGAAGGACCCAAAGAAGGAGAAAAATTTGGTGATTTTGCCAAAAGAATATCTAATAGTTTAGTGGGAATTATTGGCGTTGCCAATGAAGTGGGTAGTTCATTATCAGGTATGTTTGCCGCATTGGGAGATGAAGAATCTGCACAAGCGATAGATTTTGCTATGCAATTAGGAGAAGCATTCGGAAATATGCTTTCAGATTTATCTAGCGGTAATCCTGTTCAAATGATTGGAGGAATAATTAATGGAGTTGCAAAAGTTGTCACATTATTTTCTGAAAAGCATGATAATAAACTTGAAAAACAAATAAAGAATTCCGAATTAGCTGTAAAGAAACTAAAATACGCTTATGAAGACTTAGATAGAGTTATTTCTAAGGCATTAGGAGAACAAAAGTACACATATACGCAGGAACAAATTAAAAATTTACAAGAACAGCAAAAAGAGTTATTATATCAAGCAGAAAAGGAACGGCAAAAAAAGAAATCTGATAAAGGTAAAATACAAGATTTAAAGAGAGAAGTAATTGAACTTAACTATCAGATAGAAGACGTATTAAATAATTTAAAAGATGAGATTATAGGCAGTACTGCGCCTGATATTGCAAAGCAATTGGGTGATGCATTTTTTGAAGCTTTTGCATCCGGAGAAGCTGCTGCCGAAGCATGGGGAAATACAGTCAATGATATTATTGGCAATGTTGTAAAAAATATGCTTATTTCAAAATTTATTGAAGCACCGGTTCAGGAGGCTATTGATAAATTATATGCTGATATAATGCCAGAGGCTACAACAGCAGAAGAAATAAACAAACAGATTGAAGCAGCAAGAAAGGAGTTAGAAGAAATCCAAAGTGGAAAAGGTAATTTTATTAATAAGGTACAACAAAGGGATAGGGTAAAAAAATTGAATGATACGATTGATATGCTTCAAAAACAATTAGCTTCTATCCAAGTCGGTGGTCCATTATTAAGTGGTGAAGCTTTTAATGAATTCGAAAATGTATTGGGAACTGTTGGTGATGATTTCCAGAAAATAATAGATTCCCTTCCGGATGACATTAAAAAATATCTTTTAGGTGGAGAAGGGGGGGAAGGATTATCAAAAGGTATAAAAGGAATAACAGAAGATACCGCATTGCTTTTAGCTTCTTACCTTAATGCTATACGTGGATCTGTTTTATTGCAAGAAACATACATGAAAAATATTGATACTAATGTCGCCGGAATATATCAAGCTATGGGTGGTAGCCCTAATATTACTACTACCACTACTATCCCACCGGAAATAATTGCAGCTATCAGTGAACCGTTTAAACTGAATAACACTTTGCTTGCGAGCATTGACGCTAATATGGCAAACGTTCATTCTATATCTGCCAATGCCTTGGCACAGCTTGTAATGATTCAGGCTAATACATATAATACAGCAATGGAAGTAAAAAGATGTGCAGATTATTTTGAAAGCGTGTTAACGACAGGACACCCTAAAGGTCGTAGTGGTGTTAATGTTTTTGCTTAATGTTTAAAATTATACACTATGTTATTTAAAAAAGATATTTCAAAAGAACTCAAAAACGAGGCTGTCAGCTTAGGGCTTTGTACTGAATGGACTAACGAGTGGGGAAATCCGACAAAGGAAGAACTTGTAGACAAATACGTCCAGGGCATCGACTTTTGTATCGAACACAACTACCCTTCATGCGAATACATGAAAAAGCATTTTGACGGGGTTATGCAGAAGCACGGAGTATTTGTCGATGAAGAAATTGATTTGAAAAATGCCCCGATAGTCATCGCTAACGGCAAAACTTCTGGGAAAATAGTTTATAATTCTTATTCAGTTGGGACAATCTATACCCGCCATGATTCCGACCTGACCATTGAGGTGTCAGGTAATGCTTTTGTCGCCATTGAAACTTACGACAATTGCAATGTATCAGTTTTTCAACGAAATAAAGCGAAAGTGTTTGTTTATAACCACGGCGGAAATATCCAGACTTCCGGCAAAGTAGTTGTTAAAAATAGAAAAGCCCCTAATTAAAGGGGCTTTATAATAAGCTAAGTACAAAAACACTTTTTCCGAATAATAAGAAGGAGCGTATTGCGTTGATGGGTGAGTTGCAGAGAGCATAACTTATGAACACATATACATAAACAAAATCAAAAATATTAGTGGGCCGCCTATTACAGCTGCTAACATGCACCCTCCGTTTAATTCTTGTACAGGAACTTTTGGACTCGGGGGTAATGGCGTTGTTCTTAATTCGCCTGGCTTCATAACTTTTCCACACTTAAGGCAGGTTATTTTTACTTTCCCACTTCCAATAAATCCTGCTAACAATCCAACTCCACCTGTAAGCAATACGCCTGCTGCTGCTTTACCTACACCATATCCTTTTTTATTAGCGGTTAACTGAGAACTACCACAGTGAGGGCAATATAATTTGTCTTCCTGCTCCATAACTTAACAATTTCATTTATTTTTTCAAAAATATTCCATAATCCGATATGTTGTACACCCAATACTAAATTTAGAATCATTCTAATTTATGGGTAATATTGCCTTTTTATTGAAATACACCTTAAAATATTTGCAATATTGAGAATTTATCAACATTTTTGCGTATATAATTATGAAATTATATATATCGGTCGCGTAGGAGCCACCGGGTAAAAATATTGAAAAGGGCATTGGATTTAGTTACGGCTCCTACATTAGTAACTTTCTCCTTTGCCCCTTTTCTTTTAACCTGCTCAGGCTACGAATTGGAACCTCAAAGCCCGTGCTAAATCAAGACAAAGATATGAAAACATTGCAATTGACGAAACAAAGTAGTGAAAATGAAATTAAAGATTATTTCAAGACTGTATTGAAGTTATCAAAATCGAAAGAAGAATTTCCGGTGAATCTTGAAGATGTTTGGCCATTAGTCTATACCAAGAAATCTGATGCTGTTGAAGCTTTAAGGAGGGATTTTATTGAACGGGAAGACTTCATAGCGATCCGCCAAAATCCGCAGCCTGATTCTCAATGGGTTAACCCAAATCCCAAAATAGACTATTTTATTTCGGTGTCTTGTCTTGAATATTTTATAGTGAAGAAAGTACGTCCGGTATTTGAAGTATATCGAAGAGTATTCCACAAGGCAGCAGAAAAAATAAATTTCAATCCTACTCCTACAAGAATTAAAACTTCCCTCGAATGGGTGAAAGGAGTTAAAGAGATTCTCAATTTAAATGATTCTTCTACTTTATTTATGCTAAAACAGGTTGGAGAGCCTTTGGGACTACCTACACCAGATTATACACCTTCAAAAGGGCAGCTTCTTTCTCCTACAGTACTATTACAGCAAAACGGATTAAATATAAGTACGCGCGAATTTAACCAAAAGATGATAGAAGCCGGTCTTATTCAGGAGTTATCGCGCCCATCATCAAATGGTAAAATTAAGTATTTCAAATCTTTAACTGAAAAAGCTGCCGGTTTCGGAGAGAACCAGGTTAACCCGTCCAATCCCAAAGAAACCCAACCGTTATACTATACAGATAAATTTAGGTGCTTATTAGAAAGATTACAACTTGTTTCAGCTTAAATTTTGAAATCATGAAAAAATGCACTACGTTTGTAGTGCGACAGTTTTTTATGATTTGATGCCTTGGGATTTTTTATGCCCAAAAGGTAAATTTTAAAATTAGAATATAGGCAAGTTGTATCCATGCTTTATTTCCGCAAGGCAATAAAGAACTGTCGCAAGTTTTGGATGCTTCTTGCCTTTTTTATTAAAAATAAATTTCATTTTCATGCGACAGTTAAATGAAAATTATTTGGATGGGAATAATATTCTCGTATCAAGTACGGATCAGTCCGCCGAAATGGATTACGTTACTTCTTTACAAATCGCCGAAATTACAGGTAAGCGTCACTCTGACATTATGCGTGATATTAGGAATTTGTTGGAGCAGGGAGTTACTGAACGCAATTTTGCGTTGAGTGAATATAAAGACGCAACAGGCAGAACTTTACCCTGCTACTACCTTACCAAGAAAGGTTGCCTAATCCTCGCCTCCGGTTACGATGCAAAACTCCGCGAAAAGATTATCGACCGTTGGGAAGAACTCGAACGCCAAAAGCAGACAGGAGGATTCCAAGTACCGCAAACCTTTGCCGATGCTCTCATGCTCGCCGCACAACAGCAAAAACAACTTGAATCCCTTGCCGAACAGAACAAGTTGCAGAGCCAAAAATTAGAACAGGATGCCCCGAAGGTAGAATATTACGAAAAGGCTCTAAAAAGTGAAAGCGTTTATAACACCACTCAAATTGCCAAAGAATTTGGATGGGGCGCAGTGACATTAAACCGTAAACTTCAACAATTGGGTATTCAGTACCTTTGTAACGGTCAGTGGGTGTTATATTCAAGGTATCAGAACAAAGGATACACGAAAACCAACTCTTATCCTTACGGCTATCACGAGGATGGAACAATCCGTACCCGGGCTTTAACCGTTTGGACTGAGAAAGGCAGAAAATTTCTACATGATTTATTCGATTAATTAAAAAGGAGGTAAATCATGATGACATACGAAGAACTGCGCAGGATAAACGCCGAGCGCAAAAAGGATTATGAGGCTTTCAAAGCAAAGCATGAGAAACGCATGGCAAGGCTCGAAAAGAAAGAGCAAGAGCTAAATAAGGAGTATGATCGTTTAAAGAAGCTTGTATTTGGTGTAACCGTTAAAATGACTGTAAAATGAGCAATATCGAATATTATAAAGAATTGACTATTTACCGCCTTACAGATTATGAGTGGAACAAAAGGATGGATATTCAAGCCGAAAAGACAAAAGAGTGGGGAGTAAAAACGCTTGAAAGAATGGTGAACATGTTGAAAGAAAAAATACCGCAAGACAAGATACCCAAAATGGGGAAAGTGGTAAGACTTGGCAGGTAAAAGAAATGGAGGGCTTAGGCTCTCCATTTATATCAACAGTCAAAAAGTATATCAAAAAATTCTTGCTTAGAAACTCCAAGATTCCTTAAAGCATTTTTTATTATAAATTCAGGAACAGGGTCAATGTGTGTCTGAACAATTATAGGACGTAATAAATCCCTTCTGCTCCACTTCTCATGACCTCCCTCTGTTCCTATCTTTTTACATCCTGCTTTAATTAAAAATTCCCGATAATCGTCTAACGAAACATTAGACAACTTATGAGTAGACATGGGGCACACAATTAGATTATACTGCCGGGATAACAATTTCCCTTTGAATAGTTTTATATTGCTTATTTTCCTTTATATCCCTGTATGTTTCATTTAATTGAAGAAGTTTTTCATCGGCAGGGGCTTTTATTCTCTTTTTACTTTTAATAGTCCACCCGTGAGCGCGCAAATCATCAAAAATAGTTTTCTTATTCAAACAATATGTAAGATGCTCTTCCAATATCTTCCCAAATTCTTCTTTTGCTTCTTCTTCCGAATCACCACACGCAGATATATCTAAAGCAGGAGAATAGGCAATATATATGTTGTCTTCCTCAAACAACAATATTTCTAACCTGATATTTATTTTATCGTTGTTGTGATTCAATTCTCCATGAAAAATCAGTTGTGCCATAGCAGTATATATTTATATCAAAAATACAGTCTATTTGTTTAATGTGCTATTGATAAACCTATAATCTATTTTAAATCATATTAATTTGGAATCATTCTAAATAATATCTATATTTGCAGTATAGAGCCACTAAGAGCCAATGACGTGTAAAAGCGTTGTTGGCTCTTTTTATTTAGCACCAATGATAAACATTGCAGACTACAAAGGATTTTACTTGCAGAAAGGTACTGATACTGTAAAGGAAAGCAATGCAGAGTGGAATATCCTTGTGCAGAAGTTTGATTGGGGGATGTTGACGAGAAAACCTAAACCTTATGCGGAAACGGACTGGAAAGATCAGGATGGAAAAGATGTTTTTGTGCCTCAGCAGCTAAAATTTGTATCTGCAAAAATAAAACTGACTTTCCTGTACATGGGAGAGCACGGGACTTTTTACAATAAGCTTACAGATTTTCTTAATTACCTATCTACCGGTGGCTATTTAAAAATTCAGGATAAATTTTCGGGCGTAGGACGGCAAAAAGTAAGATGGACGGATACTGATACTCCTGCTATGATTTCAAGCAGTCCATTAGAAGGGGACAAATTCACTTTCGGTTTGACTTTCGAAATAGACGATCCGGTTACAAATATTACATTAGCATGAAGATATATAGTAAAAGCGGTATATTATTAGCAGAAGTAAATGAGACTTCCTACTCCGAAACCTTTATGGGAGAAAGGTTTGTTACATGCACAGTAAAATCTGAAAAGCCCATCGATTTTCTACCTAGTGATTATATTGATTATAGAGACGAAAAATTTGTTTTAGACTACACTCCTACTGCGAAAAAAATATCATCGTCTGGAAGTGTTGGTGATGCGTTCCAATATGATCTTAAATTTGTTTCTTTAAAGCACGAATTGGAAAAATGCATGTTCCTTGATGTCGTTTTAAATGACAATGAAATACACTATACAGGACTTTCAGATGTACAAGTTTTCGGGAACGCCCAAGTATTAGCCGACCGGATTCTTGCAAATCTAAACCGCTTATATACAGGAGAAAATCAATGGACAATAGAAATATTAAAAGAAACAGATGCCCAAAACATATCTCTTTCTGATTCTAACTGTTGGGATGCAGTATCCTTATTTAAAAGTCTCTTTAATTTAAACTTTACAGTATACGGAAGAAAAATAACGGTTGGAACTGTAGGTAAAAAAATAGATCATGTTTTTAAATACGGAAGTGGCAACGGTTTAACCGAAATTACCAGAACAGCAGTAGATGGCGAAGCTGTTGTAACCCGGCTAAAGGCTTATGGAGGTAATCGTAATTTGCCACGAGATTACAATAAAAAAGGGGTGGTACCGCAAAGTCAGTATATTCCCAATTTAATGTTACCGGGATATTCTGACACATTAATTGATTACATAGAATCTGATACTACATCAATTTATGGTATTCGGGAAGCAGTATTCAAAGATGAAGAGATCTATCCTTCAATTTCGGGTGTAACGGCAGATGATCTGATATCTGCCGGAATTCAGACAACTGCAACCGGAAGGATAGATGAGATAGTATCAGTTGAACCGATAACAAAAGAGAATCAATCTTATTTTAATGTATGGATTAAAGACATCGGTTTTAATATTAAAGATCATCTTACTCCTACAACTGCATTACTTTCAATGCGTGACGGTAATTTAGGCGGCTATGAATTCGAGATTACTAATGTCATCCGCGATTCATCACAGGCAGGAGCCGCCTATAAACTTACCTTAAACCGCAATCAGGATGACAATTTTATTCTCCCTGATGAAAAAACATTCATAAAACCGGAAGACCATTTTGTACTACTGGAAATATACATGCCGGAAGTATATGTAAAAACAGCAGAGCAAAGGTTATTAAAACGGGCAAAGGAATATCTTTATGAATATGACCATGTAAAAGCTACTTATTCAATTAATATGGATAAGATATTCATGGCTAATCATCCGACAATCGGAGACACTATCTATGCCGGGGATTTAATCAGGATTATTGATGAAGACTTACAACTTGACAGGGAAATCATTATCCAGAATCTTACCATAAAAAATGGTGGCACCGTTCCGGAATATACCGTTACGCTTTCTGATAACCCTGTAGCCACTACACTTGACAGAGTTCAAGATAATATAAATGACATAGAGCAAAACGTAACGGCAAATAAAGTTGACGGTGTAAAAGAAGCGCGGCGGAGAGCTATTGAACTTCAATTGCTGAAATCAAATATATTTGACCCGGATGGCGAAATAAAAGATACTTTTCTTCAAACGATGATGTTGCAGGTCGGGGCAAACAGCATGAATTACCAGATGGGAAAAACAACTGCACGTCCGAGCCTTATCAATATGAGTTTTACTAATACATCAATAAACCTTGGTACTGACGATGTAGTGCATTTTGCTTATGGGGCGGCAAATGAAAAAGTATCAACATGGCATATAGAAACTCCTTTTTCCGGAACTGGATTAGATGCCGCAAAGACTTATTTTGTTGCAATAAAAGCTTCTCGTGATAATTTATCAGCAGAATGGATTGTTGATGAAAACACGTATGGGGTAGAATCAGTGCCAGGATACTATATTTTTAATTTTGGTATTTTAAGTGAAGTTGTTGAGGGGGCAAGAATATTCTCCGAAACAAGAGGAAATATATATGCTTACGGTGATGAACTGTCTGCCGGTGTTATTTCTTCTGTTAACAGATATTCGTGGTTTAACCTTAATACCGGTGATTTTCAATTATATAATACAAAAACAGGTCAAGGTCTTCAATTTAAAGATGGTATATTAACACTTGGAAATTTTGATCCTGTTACAGGTAGATTTGATAGCACCGTTGAAGGTATTATAAATGATGCGAAAGAAGCGGGGAGTACATCTGGTTCAGAGGCAGCCAAGGAGCAAATAAATAATCTTGAAATAGGAGGACGAAATCTTCTGGCGAATAGTGATTTCTCATGGCCTGACATTTCAACGTATTATCGTACGACATCTAATTCTATTTATACAATTACGCGCGAAAACGGTATGCTTAAAATTGTTGGAGCAGCCGCTGGCGGGAATGGGCAAGATGGATTAGTCACTATTTACGCTTTAAAACCTAATGAAGATGGAGATTATACAATTTCTTTCGATGCATATGCTTTAACTCCTGTTAATTTATATTACCGATTCGGCTATTTTTCAGGAAAAGAAAATATTGCAACTTTTAATATCGGGACTACAAAGCAAAGATATTTCGGGACTTTTAAAGGAGGAAAACATGATGATACATATAATGCGTCATTTCTGTGGTTTAACGCTGCGACAACATTATATATTGATAACATACAGTTAGAAAAAGGGAATAAAGCAACGGCCTATAAATTAGCACCGGAGGATCAGGAACAACGTGCAGCAGATAGTATTGAAATAGGTTCGGTTAATCTTATCTCTAAAAAGATGATGCTCGAGTGGGCAAAAGTAAATAAGGAAATAATTTATTGGTATCAATCGAAAGCAAAAGAGAAACCTTTTTTAAAAATAAATAATGCTGAATTATATAACTTGATTGGAGGCAAGGAAGAGTTTAAAGACATATTTGGCGGTAAAATAAAATATAAAACCAACACACAGTATGTTTTAAGCGTGGAGTGGAATCTAGATGCAGCGCAACTTTATACAGGTTTGATATTTCAAGTCGTCTATGTAAATGGTGGTGCAGATTATATCAGATTGCGTGAAGATCAGACTTCTATAATCAGACAAGATTTAATTACGAGAAAGGATCAAACAATAAGTAAAATTGCAATCAGTTACGGAACAAATACACAACGTACAAACATCTATAACATTTCCCTTATAGAAGGGAACAAAGTCGTAAATGGTTTCCCTGTGGCACCGGAAGATATTGCCGGAACAAATAATGTAAATCTGGCATATGGGACAAAAACAGCGACAATACCGGCAAATAGTAGTATATTTAATTATTTAAGGTTTCCTGTTCGTAATATTAAACCGAATACAGTTTACTACGTCAATTTTGGTAATATTGAGAATTTAGTAGGGAATCCAGATTCATGTACAGTACTGCTGTATGACAAAACAGTCGAAAAGCTGTTAACATACAATCATGCTTACAATTTTGATAAAAACGGAGGTATATTAACAACTATTCACAATATAGAGGAACAAGAAGGATATTTACTTTGTTATGCAGGTATAAAAGGAAATACTGCCGGGATTTCAGTAAAATTTACTGAAATAATGTTAGTTGAAGGAGATCAGCCGGCTACAATGTGGATGCCTTCGCTTGACGAGGCAGAAGAGAAGGCAAGTGCTGCAACTGAAAAATTAACAACTTGGGCTAGCGACAACATAATCAGCCCGGCTGAAAAAACCGGATTAAAACAACAGCAAAACGAAATAAAAGAAGAATACACAGGATTTAATACGCAAGTATCAGATCTGAATTTGACTTCTGATTCGGTGTGGACTAATTATAAAAATGCGTACAATTTAGCTATTGCAGCTTTAACAAAATATACGGCTTCTACTCCGGAGTCGATAAATATTGGAAGTGATTATAACAATATTGCTGCATATTACAAACAAAAAGAAAACCTTCTTATACGAATATCAAATGTAAGAACGAATTCAAAAAAAGATTGGCCGGTAATAGATACCACACAACTGGATATTAATACATATTATCCTGTTGTTATGAGAATTATTAGTTATAGCCGTGCAATTTTTAAATTAAAGACAAAATGGGGTGATTCTACTCCGTCCTGGTCAACACATTCAAATAAATTTATCTCGGCGGAAATGACTTGGGAGGCAAATGCAAATGGCTGGGGTGTTAGCTTAGAAAACAGGTATGTTACCAGTTTCGAATTTAGATGGGCTAATTCCTCTCCGATTGGCTGGGGCCCGATAAAACAAATGTCCAATTCATCATATGAGGTAATCCATGTCCGGGGGGGAGCTAAATATATTCTTACAACCGAAAATGTAGACATCGTTTCACTTAAAACAAGTGAATTTACAGTATCAGGTCAAACCGTATCCCCTCAGACATCTATAACGACTCCTGTTGTCGATGTCGATATAGCAAAAAATACCGCATCTGAGGCAAAAGTTCAGGCCGACTCTCAAGCTTACTTAAAGGAAGCTTTTCAAAATAAAACAACACTTCAGGCTGGATTAGTAAGCACAACTCTAATAAAGCTAGGGGCAACAAATTCATCAGGTAACTGGATTGAAAAAGCCGGAATAAACGGGTCAGTGACAAGTAGAGGTGTAAATGATATCCGGTTTTATGCAGGGGGAGATTTAGCTTCTGCAATTCGGCTCGTGGATAAAGTTTCCGGGACAAAAGCAACATATGCAGTAACGGAAGGGGGGAAACTGATTGCGACGGATGTAGAAATTACAGGTGCAATTACTTCAAGTAGCCTAATGACTAATAACGTATTATTTTCATTTAATGCTAATTCAACATTCATAGGAATTAAATCTCAGTTTACAAAAACAGATAACTCTAAATTAGATTTCACATTGATTTCACAATATGTTGAATCTACAGATTATATAAACAACGAAAAATGGGCAAGTGGGACTATTGATATACATAGTATTGGTGTAAAATTGACAACTGGTGTCAAAACAATCGACGCAAAGTGTACTATAAATGGAGAAGATATGAATTTTATTAGAAATGGAATAACGTATGCTAATATAGGGAACACTGGTATATATGTTAATGGAAGCATTCAATTTAGACTAGAAGGATTAAATGCTTTTGTAATCAATGGATTAAAAAAGAATACAAGTCTTCCAGATTCAAATGAATGGTCGCATTTATTAATACATAGGAGGACTGGAAAATTAGCAATGGTTGATAGTCCATTATAAAATCATATAAATATGAAAACATTAAATTTAAAAAACCTACAGGTAAAGACGATTAGTGGTAATGTTACAGAAGTCGATTTACGGGAAACAGTCGCAGAGCAAATTTACTCTTCTTTGGGGGGGCTAAAAACAAAGTTGCTGGCAGAAAAAATTTATAAATCAGAAGGTGATTTTGAAATTGACGACAAAGAAGAAGAGATATTTAAGGCTCTTGTATCAGACAGTTCGGAGTTTTTTAATAACAAGGTAGCTGATGCTATCAGAGAACAATTAAAATAATAATTAATATTACTTTACATGAAAGAGATTGCTAAATTTTTTAAAAGTGAAGGTCTGCTTTGTTTGTTAGTATCCTTCTTTTTCTGTGCTTTTCTTCCTGTTTTACCGGGATTATTATGTGCGTCAATTTTATCGATGTGTAATTTGCTTTACACACGTGTATTGAACATATACAATCTGATCGGTTTCGGAGTTGGTTGGGGTTTTGCTGTATTGCAACACTGGATTTATTAATTGTCTTACGAGGGGATGGGAGTACCACAATAATCGAATAATAATGGGAGAAAGAAATACAATAGCTGCGATGACAGCAACGTTAATGAGTGAATTTATGGATTTTGTTGCACCTTTAAAATGGTTTATGCTTTTGGCTTTAATACTGATTCTTGCGGATCTGAGATTTGGTATTAAAGCAGCAAAAAAAAGAGGCGAAATAATTAGGTTTTCACGTGCTGGAAGAAGAACTATAAATAAAATGGTAGATTACTTGTGCTGGGTACTTCTTGCCGGTGCAATCGGAAAAGCATTTGCAATTCCTTTTGATATGCCTATTCTACCTGCATCAGTATTGCTTGTCATTTATGGATTTGAAATAAATTCCTGTTATGGCAATTATTTTGAATCACGTGGTAAAAAAATCAAGATTAATATTTTTAAGTTTTTCAGTAAAAAAGTTGATATTATAAATATAGAAGAAAAGAATAATTATGAATAAAGACGAATGGAGACGATTAATTATCGTTACGCTAAAGGAAATAGGGCTTTTCTCTGATAATGCTGTAGAACTTATAATGGGAACGTTTGCTCAGGAAAGCAACTTTAAATACACCCGGCAAATTGGAGGTGGTCCCGCGTTAGGATATGGACAGATGGAACCGGCAACTTTTAACGATATTGTGGTTAATTTCCTTCGATATAAACCGGAGTTGATGGGTAAAATTATGAAAGCGTCCGGGGTAGTAACATTGGAACCTGAAATGCTTGTTGACAATAAAACCCTCATGATCTGCATGACACGGGTACATTATCTCCGGAAAACTGAACCGTTGCCCTCTTACAAAGACGTTTGGGCTATGGGAGAGTATTATAAAAAATACTATAATACGCTTAGAGGGAAAGGAACAGTAAAAGAATTTGTTGAAAATTATATAAAATACTGTAGATGAAAATCGTAACTACTATTTTCGTAATAATAGCTGTAATTCTTTCTTTCTTTGCCGGGAAGAGGTATTCTAAGACAGAATTCGTTGAAAGGATTGTGTATGATACGGTAGTACACACAAACGTTACATACAAATATGTCGATAAGATAAAACCTTTAGTAATATCTCTTCCTGTTATTTATACAGAAACAGATACTTTTCGTACAAAAGACTCTGTATTGGTAGAAGTACCGATGTATAAGTATCATTTTGAAGACACCACATTTAAAGCTGACATAAGCGGTTTTAACGTTAAATTAGATCGGATAAGCGTATTTCCCAAAACAATTTGTAATACGAGAATAGAGAAAATAAAAACAAGGTGGGCTATTGGGATTCAGGCCGGATATGGAATAACAACAAAAGATATACGTCCTTATTTCGGATTAGGAATTCAATACAATATTCTTTCCTGGTAAAAAAGAAAGAAGCCCAACTTCCAAAATATACCGTACCACCAGTAAATCCTGTCTGTAAGACTTCTTTCGGGGAGTTTTACGACAGGATTTTTATTTAGGTTACAAAATATGGAAAAAATTTTTGAAAAAATGGTGGAAATTGTTTCTGAATATACGGGGGCAACTAAAAATGAAATACTTACGGGTAAAACGGAAGAGTTAGTAAATTACCGTGCAATACTTTTATCTTTTCTTCACGACCTCGGCTTTAGCGATGTAGCCATCTCCAAATATGTAAACCTTACCCGGCAGGGTGTAAATAAACTTCGTAATTCTCTTCCGTATCGCAAAAAACATAATCTTGTTTTGTCAACTACTTGTCAACAGATTAGCAACTACTTAGCAACTGTAAATTTAATTAGCAACTGTAATTAGAGGAATTTTGATGTGTCCGGTAATAGTGCCGGAATAATTCAAAATTTTAGATAATTATGGGAAGCGATAAGACTTTCGTGTTTGCACCGGAAGGTGGAACTGGCGGTGGGATGAATTCCATTCTCGCAATGATTCCCGGATTACTTCAGGGGAAAGGCGGTCTTGATCCGAATTTGGTTGCGGCTCTGATGAGCAATAAAAACAATCAGGACGGATGGGGCGGCGCCGGATGCTGGTGGATCTGGATAATTCTTTTGTTTTTTGTTTTTGGCTGGGGCGGAAATGGCTTTGGCGGTTTTGGTGGACGCAACGGCGGCGGACTTCCTGCTGAACTGAATGGTGACGCCGGGCGTGAATTATTGATGAATGCAATACAAGGTAACGGGACGGCTATTAATCAGTTAGCAAGTTCCCTGAATTGTTCTACGCAACAGTTGCAAGGGGCTATCTGCAATTTACAGGGAAGTATAGATAAGGTTGCCGGACAGGTAGGTATGACCGGACAACAAGTTATTAACTCTATACAGAGCATGGGATGCCAGATTGGTAACCAGATCGCTTCATGTTGTTGCGATGTCCGTACGGCTATTGAACGTCAGGGATATGAAAGCCAGTTAGCTATCGTAAACCAGACCAATACCCTGACCGGAAATGCCAACACTCAATTCAATATTTTGGGTGCCAAGATTGACGCACAGACACAAATCATTAACGACAAATTCTGTCAGCTTGAAATGCGTGAAATGCAACACCGGATCGATGAATTGAGCCGGGAAAATAACCAATTGGCATTGTCTGCTTCACAGCAAGCACAGACCGCTAACATTGTTAGCCAGTTGAAAGCTCCGTGCCCCGTTCCGGCATACATTGTACAGAACCCGAATTGCTGTGCGACTCCGGTTGTTACCGTTGCCCAGGCTGCTGCTCCTTGTTCCGGTATAACTTACTAACAGGAAGGAGGCAGCTATGGTAGAAGTAATTGCAAGAGTTCCGGTGCCGAAATTAGACAGAGTAATCCCTGTTTTGACGACTACAGGCATAAATGAAGACGAAACTGCCGATTATGGCATTTGTCCGTGTCTGTATAAATCATTGCCTGACGAAGGGATTATCCTATTAAAAGTCCGTCATTCGGCAACAACGGCAACGCTTTCGGCAACTATCGTAGTGCCAACGTCACCTGTAAGAAGTACGGTTGTAACAGAAGGATCAACGATGGGAACAGTAAAAGTCCCTGTTGTAGACAATCACAACGCTCAAGCGACAGCCGGGGATGTAGTACCGTCAGGGGAAACAACAGAACATCTTGTTTATTATAACAAATGTTCAGGTGTTTTCCGGTTGCTTGGTGTAACTACGGCAACTACGGCACCTGCTCAAACGGCGGAAGCACAGGAGACAAAAAGCGTTGCTAAAACAGCAAAACAGAGTTAAAAAACCAGAAGAGAGGGGATAGCCCCTCCCTTCCTAAATTTAAAAAAATGTTTAAAGATTTGAAGAAAGGGAATGTTATCTATGTTTTAGATGCTTCCGAAAGTCCTAAATATTACAAGTCAATAGTATCTTCCGTATCAGAACCATTTTTTCCGCAGGTTCAGCCGGGACAACCTTATCCACAATTTCAGCAAAAACTAGTAAATGTGGTTGGGAATGTAAACGGTAACAACGAAAACTATCAGTCATTACCGGAGAACGCAGAAATTGTTACAGCTAACAGTTTGACTATTTCATGTTCTCCCGATCTGCTTTCAAAGCATGTTGAAAGCATGATGCGTAACAGTAATGAAGTGCTGGATAGTGTAGATAAGCACAGGGAAATTGTTGCAAGCTGTGAAGGAATCCTCAAGGAACTTAGCCCGGCATATGCACAGGTAAAAGAACAGGAAGATAAAATTAACGGACTTGAAAGAAAAATAGGTGGCTTAGAAGAAGGGATGGGAGAATTAAAAGACATGCTTAAACAAGCTCTTTCAAATTCGAATCAGAGTAAAAACCCTAAAAACGATAAATAATTATGGGATGGCAAATGTTTGTAGAAGGTCGTAAATCCCGGATGGGAGGACGCGACGAAGAAGAACTCGAAGAAATGCTGGAAGAAGCCTATGAAGAAGGATGCAAAAAGGGAGAGAAAAAAGGTTATCGAAAAGCTATGCGGGAAATGGGCGAAGATTTTGGAGAACGCGGCGGTTATTCCGGCGGCTCCGGAAGCGGATCTGGTAGTGGTTCCGGCGGTTATGGGAACCGTTATTTTGAAGACGAAGATTCCGAAGATGATTTCGGTATGAGACGCGGAGTGAAAGGCACAGGCCGTTACTCCAGGTACAGGAGATAATATGTCTCTATAGAGGGGTGGAATTCCCCTCATTTTAATTTGAAAATTCTTAAAAATAACATATATGCATAAAATGAGAATGGATGTTTACGATGATATGCCCGAAGGCATGAGAAAGTACCTAAGCAATTATGGCTGGCACTTTTCGAAGAATATGTGCGAATTTGCCATTAAAAATATGAAGAAAAAAGATCCTTCCACGGGCAAACTTACGCCGATTACCCCCTATACTAAAGAACAGGTTGATAATATGCTAAAGCAATATGGCATTGAACTGACAAACAAAGAAGGATATGACTATGTATTTGCGGCAAATATGGCTAAATCAGACTATCTCGGTTCCTCTATTTCAGATGAGCAGCATATCGCGAAATTTGTAAAAGATTATGTTGAAGATCCTGATGCCTATCCCGGACTCCCTTTTACCCGGTATTATGCCGATACAATTGGAAGCGGAACAGTTGTAATGTGGGAGGAAATGCTATAAGTATGGGAAACGGATTAAATTATATTTTGCGGATTTTAAAAGGGGAATCCCCAAAATCAGTAATAGAGAGTATGCCGGAGGAAGATTACGCTAAGTTTCAAGCAGTAGCAAGCAATCTGAAAGGAACAGGACTGAACCGGCAGCAACGCCGGAAAATTGAGAGGAAAATGAAAACAATCAAAAGATGATAGTAAAAGACCTGTATATAAAAAAGTATGACTGGAATCTGCGCATCTACTACGCAGTGACCTGCTATTATACCGACGAAATTATGCAGGGTCTTTTCGAAATTCATTGCCCGGAACGCACAATGAGGAAGGCATATAAAAATATGTCTGCCTGTCGACTGAATACTGGCCTGACTTATTCTAATCCCCGACTAAGAGAGACTATAATGGTCATCGGCATGTGGTCGCATCCTTCGGAATTCGATAACTCTCTTTCACATGAGCTACGTCATTTTACAGATCATGTGGCAAATACTTACAGACTGGAAAGTGGCGGCGAGGAAGTAGCTTACTTGACAGGAGATATCCGGAAGAAACTATTCCCAATTAATTCGATGTTTTTGTGTAACTGCAAAGACCATAAAGGAGACATTCAAAAAGAATTATATAGATGTAATTGTAAAATTTAAATCATATGTCCGATAAGTTCAACATACTAATAAATTTAGCCGACAACGCAGCAAGCAGTTATATAAGTGAGATAGCTCTATTTGCTTTAAGATGCCTATGAGGACGCGTAAATATTTAGTCGTGAACATATCGGAAGGTGTGTAAGGGGGGATTTTGTCCCCTCTTTTTAATCTCTTAAAAAGCAAGAACAATAAAGTTTTATTATGGAATTACAAAAAAGTAATTATCAATTTTGATAATTATTTTTTTTGTGTATCTTTGTAGGCAAATGATATAATAATGGATTTAAATTTTGAAGATGAAGCTCTTTGTGAGTTATATGAGTATGGCTCGACTACTTCTAAGAAATATAGGAAAATTCTAAACAAAGATGTCATAAAAAAGTATAAGAAAACGATAGATTATCTTTGTCTTGCTAATAAAAGATCAGATTGGTTCAAGTTTGCCGGATTGAATTATGAAGTGTTGAATGGGGCAAAAGTGGAATCTGTAAGAATTGATAAAACTTGGCGTTTATTATTCAAAAGTACCGAAGATGACAAGTTAATAATACAGAAAATATCATTAATTGAAATATCAAATCACTATGGAGACAATTAAAAATAAACAATATGTTCCTTTTGAAGCAACGCATGTAGGTGAACTTATCAAGGATGAGTTATCTGCTCGTGGGATGAAACAAAGCGACCTGTCTCTTCTTACTGGTATTCAGCGTTCTGTTTTATGCGACATTATAAAAGGGAAACGAGGAATTACACCAGAAATGTCCTTATTACTTGAAAAAGCATTTAATATGCCTGCTTATATATTTATGAATGCGCAGACAAATTATGAACTTGATTGTGCGCGTATAAGTGAAAGGGTAAAAGTTCAAACGCGAGCAATGGAAATATGGCGGATTATAACCACCTACGTATCTGTCATTCATTTTGAAAAAATCGGCCTGCTTGGAAAGGATATTTTGAAAAATATAGATACAATATTCTCAATATTTCAGGTTAAAACTATTGATGAACTTGTTTCTATCTATTCATGCGAAAAAGGATGTTCATATTTCAAGAAGTCAGAAAAATTAAAAACAAATCCTATAAATTTATTTTCTTGGAAATATTACTGTTATTATTTATCAAAAAAAGACACCTTAAATATTTTATTTGACCGGAAGAATATGGATAATATTAAGGAGGAATTAAACAAAGTATTTCTGGCTAACGTGCGGACTTGTGAAAAAATTAAAGAGGTTTTAAATAAGTATGGAGTAAAATTTTATATTGTTGAAAAATTTGACCAAACACCGGTTGATGGTTTTTCTTTTTGGTATGATGAAAATCCAACAATAGTTGTTACTTTAAGGAAGAAAAATATAGACAATTTGGCTTTTGCTTTATTTCATGAGATAGGGCACCTTGCAAAGCATATTGATCGTGCGAATAATGTAGGCCGGATAGATATAGCAAATGAAGAATATATTGATCCAATCGAAGAAGAAGCTAATGAATTTGCAAGAAATTCTTTTATATCAGACAAAGAATGGAAAAATTTCAGATTAAAAAAAATATCTCCTTATCAAGTCCATATCAATATAAAGGAATTGGCTGAAAAATTAAATATTAATCCGCAAATTTTATTTGGACGATATCAATATGAGACTGGATTTTATAAATTAAAAAGTAAGTTTGAGACTTCTATTAATTAGTATTAAATAGCGAGGCATAACCCCGCTATTATTTTACTTTTTTAGTTCTTCTTTGTGTTTTTGTTGTTTGTAAAATTTCTTAGCGTAATAATTTCTTAGTGTAGTAAATCCTACCCAATTCTCATTTGTTAGAGGTATCCAGAAATACAACATCATCGTATCATAAGAGGGTAGTTTGTCATATTTTCTGCAAGTTTTAAAATATTCTCCTTTTACAATATTTTCAACTGCTTCGAAGTAATTATTTGAATAATTTTTCCCGTAGCATTACCGCCCTCATAGCACCGAATCTCGCGACCTGTAGCTGTTCTTCCAAAAAAAGCTTTCTGAAAGGGTATTGTTCAGGATAGATATTATACTTAACTTCTCCTGACATATTTATATATCTGTGACCGTTAATTACGATTTGCAGATTTTCATTGTAGGTTATTACACCTGTGTAATTTGCTTTCAGTTCTGTCAGCTTATTGTATACTTTATCCGATATACTTTCCGGAACACAGTAGTAGAAATACTTAATAATACCGCTTTCATGGGCATGATCCTTCTTGAAATCTGCAAGGAAATCAGAGTAACTCCTCTTAATTTCTATTTCCGTGAGGTATCCGGACTTGGATAATACAAGCATATCACATTCGTGGAATAATGCTAATGTATCGCTTAGCCCATGCACATTAAATGCGACTATATTTCTTATGTAGTTAAAATTATCTGATTTTGCCAGAGCTATTTCAATTTCGTATAAACTTCTTTCTGTATCCATATATTAAAAATAAAGAGAGGCTTTCACCTCTCTGTTAAACTCATTAATTTTCAAAATAATTATTCGTTTTTACAAATTCACGCCATTCTGAATTTGTAAAAGAAGGATGTTTCGTTTTAGTCCACAAACCACCAATCAGTTCTTCCTGCACACAAAGGATTTTTTTCTTTTCAAGTTGATAGCCTGAAGCTCTAATTCTGACAGTCCTTGATAAGTAATAATATTCCCCAAGGACACATCTTCTTGCCTTTATCTTAAAAGGTTTAATCCCAAAATAAAATTCAAAAGCATGACACGCTGATACGTTATTTACTGAACATGATAATGAATATTCGTTTTGTCCACGTCCCTGATTATGATGTGACAAATAATCGTTTAATGTATTTGTAAGATAACTAGTGTTTGTTACCATATTTGATAAGTCATCTTTATGAAATTCCAAATGACTACATATAGCCAGTTTCATACTTTCCCAGCATGGATTATATCCCTGAAAAGAGTGAAGATTATGTGTATTCCTTATGTGCGTGAATAATATTCTTGCAGGACTTAATTTTACGGTTTTCATCTTTCTATAATTTTACCAAGTTTAATACAAAATACAGGATAGTCAGGCGCACCCCATTCAGGCTTGCCGGTTTCAATTGAAATTCCTTTTAATTCAAGTAGTATTGTGCGTTTGGTGTATCCATACCGAAATCTAACAAGAGTATAACCTTTGTTAGAATGGGCATTGCAGTCATTGTTCATCCCATGTTCTTCACACAAATCACAAAACGACCCATCCGTTCCAATAGAACATAATCTTTTTGCCCAGTATGGTTTAACTTCTCTGTATTCTTCTTTCTTTTCTCCTCTCTCAATCATCTCATACCAGCACGCTTTAAGAGGCAAATCGAGTATTCTTATTTCAGTAAATTCAAAATGTCTTTCCAAGACATGATTACAATTATGTGGAATATCAGGGATTGATTCTGATTTGAATATACGCCCACAATGATCGCATTTATAGTATTTCATAATGTGTCTTTAAAGTGTTCTATAAGTTCTGGTACAGATGCCTTGTAAATTTTTTGTTTTGCAAGCAGTGGATATCTAAAATTTCCTATACATTGTTGCCAATAACCATTTCCATCCGTAAACCACTGCATGTTATCCGAATCATCCCGGAGCGCAGCAATTGCGAGAAATAAATCTTCGTTCGTTCCGCAATCAATTATTTCTCCGGTACGTTCCTCTGTATCTGCCAAAAATTCACTCTCTTCTTCTTCGTCAACCCGATGCACATCACAGGATGTACTTGTAAATAACCACCCGTCATGATAATTACAACATGAGCATAACTGATGCCCTAAGACCTTTAACTTTTCCCTTAATTCCGGTGTATTTTTCCGGATAAAAACTTGCTGTGTAAAACTCATATCATTTAATTAAAATTAACCCAGAACATACTTCTACAGTCAAGACACTTGCAATTATGTCCGCTTGAAAAGAAACCTATTTCGTAATTATAGGAACTGCAATAGGGGCATCTACATAGTTTTATTGTGTTCATTCATTACCTCCTTTCCTAAAAGTTTGTTTTCGGCAAGCCAGCATATCATCCCATATACTGCCAATAATAAATCATTCTCGAATCTGATTTCGCCTTCATATTCTATAATCCAACTTCCATCATATTTTCTTCTAATAATAAGATTGAGGTGATTAAAAATAAACTTGGGCATCATTTCAGTTAACTCCTGTAAAGTGGGAGCTGAAATACTTTCGAATTTATGAGGTTCCTTAGTATAGATATTACACATTTCACGTGTACATAAAAAATCTTTACTAAGGAATTGTCTGTCATGTATCCAATATAACATCGTATCTTTAAACTCTACACCTAACTTTTTTAGATGTTGTATTTGTTCTATGGTTAAAACTTCGTCTTTCATTTTTGTTTGCGTTGTTTTCTACTTAACTTTTTTTTGCCGGCTCCATTTTTTATTGGTTTAGAATGATAGGGTGTAATATTAGCCTCGTATTTTATTTCACATCTATTTATTTTTTTAGATTTCTGTCTTTTTAATTTACTCTTAAGTTCATGTATTGTTTGTTCCATAGCGGATGCAGCTAACAAGGAAGTCGTATAATCAGGCAAAATTTCCATTTATTTTAATTTTAAATGGTTAAAAAATAATTTATAGTGATCTCTAAGAGAGGTGACAACATACATCTGCTCTTTTTTGCTTAAACTTTCCCAACTTACAGGGTAATCATCTATAAAAAACTGAATTCCGGATTGCTGAGACTCAATTTCAATTTTTATTGTTAAATTACGCATACGTTCGGTTCTATAAATTCAACATTATATTTTTCACACCAGTATTCAAAAGGTTTCTTTTCAAAATGCCAGTAATATAGGTCGAATGCCCCTATATCATATACATACTTGTTATCCCATATCTTTATTTTTGTACTTAAAGTACATTTTACATATTTTTTGTCATTAGGGTTGGGGCAGTAAAATATTATAATTTTATTACCTTCATCAAGCAACTCCTTGAGCCGCTTGTAATCTTTACTTGTTTCGTAAGGAATCATTGTTATTTTACTTATTCAGATGGTGGTTTATTTTAATTTTTAGATACACCTTCAAACACATCATCCTCAATTTTCATACCCAGTTGGATGGAAATATTTTAATGTAATTGAAAAACTTGAATAACTTCATATCATCCTCTCCACACCGATCTATAATCAGCTTTAGCGTTTGATATAACCGATCGGAATCATTCCCGTAAAACTCCTGCGTTTCTATGCTGCATGTCCGGACATACTGTTTTAACTTTCTGCAATGTGCGAGAAGTAAGTTAAATTCCCGTTTTGCCTCACGTTTAAACTCACAATTATTCGCCTTAAGAAGTTCGTTAGCTTCCATAAAGGCACTTTCGAGTATATCTACTAGTAGAAAAGCAATATTGCTCTGTATGTTAGCTTGGTTCTTGCTTGTTTTCATTTTAATCTTCTTTCAATCAATTCTCTCAATTTAAAATCATGTTCCTTTTCTTTCTGAATGTCGGATAATCTCCTCTCTGTATCGGCCTGACTGTTTTTCTCATCATTACATATGCAAAAAGCCGTTCTTTCTTCGTTGTATTGAGCAACCCAGTTATAGATGACATTACCATCGATCCGGTCGTAAACTTTGCCGTATCGGCCTTTTTTGGCGTTATTAAAGCACAATTTGAAGTCTTCGATTTTGAGATAGTAGAAGTCTTCAACAATTAGCTTAATGGTGTCTACAAGCTGATTTTGCCCCATTGTTTTTCCAACTGAAAAGAAATCAATTAAATCATTGATAAGTATTGTCAACACTGCATACAATCTAGCTTCTCCACATTCTTTTTTGAAAACAGCAAGTTCAGGCGTAATACTGTTTACAGCATCTTCAACTGTCCGGGGACTGAGTACCGCGTAATATTGCAAGGGCCATTTCGTTAAGATTAGCACGCTCTGCTCTTTTGTTTTCGGCATCATTTCGGGCGGAAGAGTAATTATATCTTCCGGTGTTTTGCGTATTGTTTGCAGGTAGTTGTCTGTTTCCATTCCAATTTTCTCTAAAAATTAATTCATCATTCCACGACTTGTTGTTGAGAAAAGTTTCCGGATTCTTCCGGTATTGCTTATCCGGCTGGCATTGCTTGTATTTCGGAATATAACTCATAGTTAATTCCCGCTCTTCGTCGGAAAGTTTTAACCATTTTTTGATGAGCGATTCTTTCTTGCCAACTTTTTTGTCGTAAGCATCCCAAAATTCTTCAAAAGAATAATTCGGCTCTTTTTCTTTTTTCGCGGAACTTTTTTCTTTTTCTTTTTTTGGCTGTTTAGATTCATTATCCGGAATTTCATTTTCCGAATTATCGTACATATCCCCTGGGGGAATATAAGGGGGAATATTATATTTTTCTCTTTCTTTTCTTTCTTTATATTCTTTATTTTGGTTTGTCACTGGTTTGTCACTGGTTTGCCACTGGTTTGTCACTGGTTTGTCACTGGTTTGTGAAACGTTGTAATATTCATAATTACAAAGCTTTATTATGGTTTGTCCGGCGGTTTGTCGCTGGTTTATCATTCCATTGACTTGTAGATAATTCAAAAAATTAATCACTTTTGTACTTCCCCACATCCACCTTTCTTCCAGGAATCTACGACTTGCAATGATCTCACCTCTTTGGACTTCTATCACCCGGTTTCTCAGTATTTGCTTCGAGTCTTCAAATCTTGCCATGAAAATAAGATCAAGCCAAGCTTCGGAACGGGAGTACTGACGGGGTTCTTTCCAGAGGGGGTTTTTAAAAAACTTTCTGCTTAATTTTATAAATCCCTGATCGTCCATAGTTATATCTTATCTGATTTTTGTCTATTGCACTTTCTGCACAATACTGTAAGGTTATTAAATACTGTTTTCCCTCCTTGAGAATATGGTATTATGTGATCTATTTGTAAATTTTCATGACTACCACATTTTTGACAGGTATAATTGAATTTATCCAAAACTAATGATCTTAATTTTTTAGAAGCAAATCTTGGAGATGTATTGTAATTCAACCACTCGTTCCATATATCAAGAAAATCTTCATCTTTGTAGTCTGGATAATTCTGTATAGCCCACAAAGAAAAAGGATATAATTCTCCAGTTGATTCATTTATTAAGTCGCAATAAACATCGTCAAGGATTTTTTCAAGAAACCATTGTATAAACCTTAATTGCTTATATTCAGTGGATGTTTCAACATAGTCTTTAAAAAATGTTGTATCACAATTCTTCATTTTTATAATTTTTTATTTGCTCTATGTAATTCATTTTTTACTCCTTGTTTTCTTTTTCTGCAAAAACTCTTTTAATAACCTTTGCCTAAATTGTTCAGCAAGTACAACATCCTTTGCTGTCAATCCCATGGTTTTTGCAATATTCCCGTTATCCATGAGGCTATCGATAGCTTGTTTTAGAATAACGTTTACTGCTTCAATAGCTTTTACTGTTGTTTTGATTTTTATTTCCATCATTCAAATCGTTAAAGCTTTAAATAAATATCAAATGTCCGCAACGCTTATTTGGGTAAATCGCAAACTTTTCTCCGGCTGTAATCTTGATAATATGCCACTTGTGGCACTTCTCACAAAAAATCTTCTTATTCATATCGTTTCGTTCAATTTGTTAAATATTAGAATTTGTATCTTCCGGTATCTCATCGATATTGAAGAATACCATCTTAGCGTTAGTGCTTTCCTTTGCTTCTGCCCGATACTTTTCAATATCTTCGACTACTTTATCCGGACGTCGCTTTGTCCGTTTATCATTCTGTTCGATGATCAGGATTTCTTTATTTTTAGATTTCATATTTAACACACTTAATTTTTCTGATTAAACAATTTTGCTGCGGAACAACCGAAAACGAGCAATCAACCAGATTGTACTTCCAAGACTTGTAATGCCGACACGTTTCGCAGTCTGTGTATTCCGACGGATCGGGAAGGTGCGAGAACGGATTAACCGGTTTGGAAATAATCGGTTGTTGCTTCGGCTTGAGTGAGCGCATAGGTTATTTTATTAATTCTAGAGGAGTGAACATTCTTTCAAATAAATGATTGCATTCTAATTTGTTTTCTTTAAAGAAAATAACTTCTTGAGTTTCAGATTTACCAAATCTTTCAAACTCAATTTGTAATTCATATCTATTTCCGTAATAGCTTTTATCGCATGATACAGAAGTGATATTTATTACCTCTCCACAATTTGCCAACTCCTTAAAGTTAATGTCGACTATATCTTTATTTAGTTTATAAATTCCAGTTTTCATACTGATTCTTTATTAAATAGTAATTTGTTAAAAGAAAGAGTTGATTTTTAAATAAGCTGAGCATCCTGTTAATACAGTAGGCATCATAAAAGAACACCGCGATATAATTTGCTTTTTCTTCTCCTCATTCATTCTTAATACTTTGGGAGAATACATTTTTGCGTGACTAATATTGCAAGAAAGATCTACTGTCTTTTGAAGATACGGCCCTTCTTTGCCATGCATCATAATCTGATCCTCATAACGATTACAATGGACACAATTCTTACAGAGAGTATCATTTACGGGATTCTTAGAGCATGCTCTTTCGTGCTTTGTCATACCGCCTTTTGACAAACCTATTTTACCACAATATTCACAAGTGTATATTTTACCTGTTGTAGTCTTCATAAGCTGGTTGTTTTTGAGATAAAAATTTGTTTACAAAATAAATTTGACCTTTACCGGTTACTTTTGGAGTTACAGATACCAATACCTCACCGGAAGGTTTAGTTATTGTGGTTTTCTTCATTTCAAATAATTCACGATCCATTGATTTTTGTGTGGGTTGGTTATATCGTTCTCCATAAGCACATAAATAGGAATTTTGCCGAAGCCATTGGAACAATCTTTTTTCACCTATATCTATCCCATTTTGCCGAAGTATTTTTGCAAGTTCCCCAATGAGACATGATTTCTGGGACGTTTCAACGGCATTGGCAAACAATACTTTCGGAGCTTGTTGTTGAATTTGTTTTTACTGTTGTTCAATTTGTTCTGCTTGAGTGGCTGCTAATTTTAAAGCTTCGGAGTAAGATTGTGGAATTTGGAAACCTCCGGTTTGTTTTTCTTTCTCTAATTGTTCCCATCGGATAACTAATTTTGCTCTTGCTTCATCGTTAAATTTGGTTGCGATGTATAAACATTCTGTTTTAGTAAGGCTATAACAGGGTCTCATTTCCCCTTTTGCATCCTTATATTCAACGAGCGTAAAATTGCGCCCGTTAATTTTCTGCCATGCTGGTTCCATTTCTCTAATAGAACGCATAACGTCTTTGTGATTTCTATCTGATAATTCAGCAATTTCTAACGACGACATTCTGCCACCATTAGAAGAAATAATTATTTCATTCATGGTAAGTTATTTTGTAGTTTCTATTTTCAAAGCAAGTTCACGGATGCCGTTAGGAAGTAGGTTTTCCTTGATGTGTCGGAGACATTCGTTTTTCCAGGAATCGGTATGCTCCGGCCGACCTTTCTTGTGCCACTTGTTGAAGCGATCCGTTAAGCCATCTTCGAGGATGAACAAAGCAAACATATACTTCAGCTCTGTTTCGGTTTGGAGTTGTAGTTTTAGTTGGAAATTCTCAATTTCTAACCGTTGGTTTTTAGTAGTGAGCGTTTTGTTTTGTCGCTCTAATCGGAGGATTTTACCTGTTTCGTCAGGTATACGTTGAATAGTTACTACACTGGTAGCAGCTTTCAAATTCATCTTCGTTGGCATTGTTGAATGAAATTTGAAATTAATAAAATAAAGAAAGCTGTTCGCCTCCCAATTTCGCGCCAACGAAACTACAATCAGTTAAGAGAGTAGCCAACATGGGATTTGAACAGCCTTTATCTTTACAGATAATAGAAGTCAAAAGGACATAAAAAATGCTCCTCTCTAAAACTAATATGTGAGTTTCGTTGGCATGAAACTGATACAAAAGTACGACTATTATTCATAATTCCAAAATTTATTTTTTCTTTCTGAAACTTTCTATAATTTCACTGATTGCCCATCCGGTAACAAATATGATTGCAAGAGTAGACCAAATATGCTCATATACCATTTTAAGTATTTCCATAATTCCAAAATTCACTTATTAAAACTCCAACCTTTTTAGTTCTTCTTTTAACATATCCATGCGTTTGTGTATTCTATAAAGTATTTCTTCTTTTGTTATTATATCTGTAGGTATCGAAAGACACTTGTTTTCTGACAAACGGACGGTATCGATAAAAACTAATGTATACTTATCATTTCCCACTTCTTCTAAGAATTTTGTGTATTCATCAATCTGCTTTTGAATTTCTTTTTGTGTCATTCTCTTCTAATTTATCAGTATTCATACATGCAGCTAAAATCTTTCTATAATTAAAAACCAATCCTAACCGGCATGAATTTTTCAGTGTAGTTTTTATTTTTTCAAGTTCAATTCTAAGTGCTTCCTTCCTTTTTTGCTCTTTTACTAAACATTCATTTAACTTCTCGATATGAGGCTTGATTTGTGATAGTACATCATTCTCTCCAAAGCACGTTATCCTCTTTGATTCATATGATCCTAAACCATACACGTGCGTATAAGTAACTATAGTTCCACCTTCCTCTATTTTACATAATTCATCAACTTTTATTTGCATTTCTAAAAAGTCATCGTAAGGGATGTTGATTGTTTTTCTTTCTACTGGCATGGTTATATTTTATTTTTCAGTTATCAAATACAAATCCTTTCCGCAATTATCAATAATATACCGGGTTGGATTTACAAGGTCAACCCATTCATCTACCGAGCAAAGTCGCTCATCCCCGAAAGAAGGTGTTGTATACTTGTCGGTTGGAACGTAATGTATGTGGCCGGTTACTAAATCATTACTGTTATAACCGTCAATTATGCTCTTCACATCTTCCGTTGAAAAGTGTTCTAATACGCCGTGCGTGACAACAAAGCTGTTAGGAACATAAGTCTTATCGGAGGATAAAATATCTTCGACAAGAAAATTAGACTTAATTTCATTTCGCACGAAGTCTGGGCTATGTAAACTGTTGTTTATATCACACAACTTGATCATTTCCGGGTCTATATCCGAAAAAATAAACAAATAAGGTGCAAAGAAAGAACCTACTAATTTGGAAACAGTACCTATCCCACATCCTTCTTCCTTTATGTTAATTTTTCTGAATCCGGTTTTTCTATTAATAGAACTGTCGATCCTTTTTGCGATATAACCTAAGAAAAGGTCATATTTTCGCCTAAAAGCATCCTCATACTTCTTATTGTTTACCCGGTCTTTGTAGTAGTCAGCCCATTTACTCATTTCTTTTTCTCTTTACTTTTGTTTCTCTTCCTGCTCTCTTTCAAAGCAGCTTCAAGTAATTCTACCGGACACTGCTCTATATTTAACTGAGATAGCAAGCCGATTCGCTTGCTATCTTCTGGGGTGAAACAGCCGTTATTTTTCATCGGATAATGGTTTTAGATTTCCGGGGATTTCTTCATTCGGGATGTAGTGAAACACCTCTATAATTTTTGAATCTGCAACACTGATACTTTCAACCGGAACGACAAAAGTGTTCAGACTTTCATTTAGTCGTTCCAACGCCCGATCAAGGTTTGCAGCTGCTACAAGATAATTGTCCGTAGTTGACTTTTCTCTACCGCTTACTTCGTCTGCATCGATAATCGCAACTTTGGCGAGATAGTATTTGTCGTCATTTTCATCTTCCGATTCGATTACTTCCTTAATAGTCGATTTCTTAATAGAAGGAATATAAAAATCTCCTTTCACAATTATTTCCATTTCCTTTATGATTCGAGTCTCCGTCTCTGTATAAGACATGGCATCGATAAGATATTTTTCGGCTACTTTTTTCTCTCTACCGTCCTCGTTCACTTTCATGTACTTGACGGTGCTTTCAAAATAGTTTGCGGTCATATTAAATAAAAATTGAAATTGAAAGTGCTATTCTTATTACTACTATATCATATCCTACATGAGATAAGAAACTTTGAATAACATCCTGTATGTCAGATTCTTTTCTTCTTACTATCGGCCTTGTAAAAGAAACGATAAGCGACAATCCGACATACTGCGAAAAAGATAATGTTCCTATATCAAATGTTGGTACTAAAATCCATTCCCATATTTTCATTATCACAAATCCGTCAATCAGGAATGCTAACATTATTAGCAATACGCCTGTAAGCAATTTTCCTATATTTTCCATATTATTTACTTTGATTTAAATAGTTTATTAAAAAATGATAATGATGTGTTGTTTTGCTGCTTTAATGAGTTTAAGGAGGCGTTTTCATTGCTTAATAAAGTGATTTGTTTTCAAGATCAGTTTTTGCCTTCTGGAATACTCCTAAAATACTTTCCCTGGATTGAGTGAATTGTGTTAATTTATTCATGTTGTTTATTTTATTATTCTTCTGATTCCCTAAACTCTCCATTTTCTAAGATGTAATAAACATCTTCTTTAATTTTTTCTCCATCTACAAAAGCACATTTTACATCTTTGATAAAATAATCTCCTTTTATTTCTTCGCACTCAGAAACCACAATCCAAGCTCCTATTTTACCTTTGGCTTTTGCGAGCATTCCAGTTGCCAATGCGATGCTTCCTTTTCCTGCCGATGCTCCTGATTTGTACCCGGTAGCCGATGCTCCTGAACAGTTCCCGGTAGCCGATGCCCCTGAATAGTACCCGGTAGCCGATGCCCCTGAACAGTACCCGGTAGCCGATGCCCCTGAACAGTACCCGGTAGCCGATGCCCCTGAACAGTTCCCGGTAGCCAAATTTTCTTTATTCCATTTAACTTTATTGAATATAAATTTAAGTCCAGCATCTATAATTCCCTTTAATCCTATCTCAATGCCGATATTAATTTTTGATGTAGCAACTTTGCTATCACAATTATCCTTGTCAATTTCTCCGCTTCCTTGTACTTCGCAGTACCTACTGTTGCTAGGAGGATAATATCCAAAAACATCAAATGGATTTTCGCAAAAATGAAATCCATTACCACATGCGATAATCTTTCCATCTTGTTCATATTCTTTTCCAATTTCATATTGAAAATTTCTACATTTTAAGTCTTTGTCAAATCCTTTATAACCTTTAATTACTTCATTTTCTTCCATTTCATTATAATTTTTCAAGTTTTTTAATTAAAATCTCTACTTTCCTCTTTCTTTCTCGTCCTTTTATATCCGAAAAAGAAACCGGACTATCGTGTATCTTTTTAAGATGTCTGATTAGCCCGGCTTTATCCTTGAATAAAAAGGAAGGATATTTTTAGGATCGTAAAGCATGATTAGAAGGGTAAGTCATCGATTGCTGTTGAAAAATCATCCAACCCTGATTTTTGTTCAGGTTGTTGTTCTTTAAAAGAGCAAAAGACTAATTTTTCCGCCCAAATGGTCACATCTGGGATAACATCATTACTTTTATTTGTATAAGCCGAAAAATAAGGATTTCCTCTAACATATATTTTTGTTCCTTTCGTAAGATAAGCCGTTAACTTTCCTTCTTTGTCTATTTTCATTACACGAACCCATGTTGTTTTATCTTCGCCTTTTACCTTTTCGGTAATTGCAAGAGAAAAGGAAGCGTAAGAATTACCTCCTATTACTTTTTGTTCGGCATCTTTTCCGATATTACCAATAGCTTGTATTTCTATCATTTTAATGTAGTTTTAATAATTGTTTTACTTGATTTTGCAGGAGGGTAAATGAAAGAACCGGTTTCCGGATCGACGATACCGGACGCCGGAATGTTTTTCAGAAATTTTGTCCGTTCTGCCATTTTCTGTTTCAGTTCGGTTTCCTGTTTTAAATATTCATCCATAACCGGATCACCGCAACCTGAGAAGTCGTATTTTACACCAGCCTCTTGTTGTTGAAGTAGCGCTCCTTTATATTCAAAATTCTTTGCGCCATATTTTTCAAATTCGGTCATTATAGCGTTTTGAATGTCGGGATGGTCGCTGATTCCTTTGATGATCTTTTCCATTTTTACCCTTGAAAGGAGAATGTCCAAAGGATTCTGTTCGCCTTCCTGGATAGATTGTAAAACCTGTTCGACGTAGAAAGAGGCAGGTCTGTCAAATTTCATTATTTGTTCTGTCATAGTGCTGGAGATAAGTTGTTTTTCTTTTCATATTCTACAAGTCCGGAACAAGCGGCTTTTGCCTGATCTGGTGTAATTAAGTAATGCTTTTCAAGTAAGCCGTGGAATGAAAACGGCGCATCCGGATTGGTCTCTTTGGCTTTTACTTCGGAATCATGCAACCATTTATATAGTTTGTCGCACATCATATCGTCCGTGAATGGTTTGCGCTTATCTTTATTTTGTTCTGTTTTGGTTTTTTCTTTGAATTTGAAATCATTCCCTTGCGCACCGTTACCATCGTCATCATCATCTCCACATATTCCGAGAATGGAGGTAAGGGAATACCGTTTATTATATGTTATCGCAGAGCCAATTCCCTGTGGTGTTTTATCCCCCGTTATTAAGAAGTTTGATGACAGCCATTCTCCGGAAGAGTGCATTAATATGGTTGTGACACTTCCGTCTTCGTTTACAAGTTGCGAAAATGAAAGATCATTTTCTGATAGCGGTTTTTTGATTTTTTCGAGGATGTTTGAAAACGTGGCATATTTGAATTTGTATGTTCCACCTGTTTTTGTTTTTACCTCAACTTCCCGGTCCAAATCAATTTTAGGTATTTGCGCCTGAAATTTAGATAGCGCTAATGCGATTTCTTTTATAGATTTTGATTTTTCCATAACTTTTGTACTTTTGTGTTGTTGTTTGAAATTAGACGCTATAAACGGAGTCGAACCGTTTCTCCCTCCAGCCGGGAATAGCGTTGTTGCCTTCGGGGGTTCCCCACCGACGTTTGTCGATTCAACAAGGTCTGTTATCCTTGCGATAGCAACCCACGGCGACGTAACCGGGATACTCTTTAACGTCCAAATATTTCAAAGAGCTTTTGTGTTTGTAAGGCCGTTTAGTTTGGCGACTGGGACAGCCTTACTTATTTTGTGTCCTTCCGGGCTAATTTGATTAGCCAGCATCACGCCTGTTCGGAAGAGAAGCTCTCACATTTTAACAGAGAGTTTGTTTGGCTTCACGTCAACTGATCTCTTGTGGAGAATCCCGGATTCGAACCGGGGAGTTCGGAACAGGATTTTACCTGTATCGTGCATGCCTGCACCTGCTAATTACACCATCCGATCTTATCCATCATTTCTCCGTGTTTAAATTTGAGCCTCATTGCTACTATCCGCAAATCGAAATAATTATCTGTCTGCTATTTTTCTACAATCGCCTCGCGCAGCCTTAGCGAAAACCACCCGTAATCGGTGTCCGAACAATTAATCCCTCAAATAACTATTCTCATATTGGACATGAGGCTCTTCCTCATGTGGGTTGTGGAGAAGACAGGATTTGAACCTGTAATACTTTAGTCGATTCGCTTAATGAACGCTTTCGGCTTTATTAATTAAGCACCGTCCCCGGTTGTGGTAAAGGCGATAGATATTGTAAAACTTACTATCCTTTTGTATCAGACCACTTCAAATTCCTTGCGTCTACCAATTCCGCCACTTCTCCTTAGTCCCGTTTCATTCTTATTTATACTCGTTCAGAAACGGTCTACTACGCCTTTAACATTCGAGTACTAAACTATGGCTTTAGTTTATCTCTTTAATTTAACATCCGATTCTAAATCGGCTCTAATCTCTTTTAAAATATCAATTACTTCCTTACATCGGTGTATAATATGTTTCTGTCCTAACATATCTTTAATTGTTTTATCGGGATCAACTTCGATGTTGCCAAGTTTTTTACAAAGTCCATTATAATGGATCTCCGCTTCATTTATTTGTTTTTCTACACTATTGGAAAATGATTCAATCGTTTTTATAATGCATCTTCCACGCAAATCAATCATGTTGTCAGTAAAATCCATGTTTGACAAAATTGCTCTTAACTTTTCCATTTCTATTTTATTTTTAGACAGTATTATTCTCCTTTTAAGAATGTTACAAATTCTTTCTCGAATAATTTCATGATATGCAACATATCTTCCCTTCTTCCACAGCAAAGCTGAGAGCCGAAAGACGTGATCGTATTCGTATAATACGTATCGAAGGACCGGAACCCGGAAGAACGCCAAGCAAACCAAGGATAGTATTTGTTCTGATCTGGATTACTCCAATCTGCCTTCCAGTTGTTGTTAAGTATATTTGCTGCTTTACAAGCTGTTTTTATTTTTCGTAATGCGATCTCGCATTCAAGAAAACCAGCTAATCGCAGTTTATCTTCATCGATAGGTGTTTCTCCCGTTACAATACAACAATCCTTATAGGATTTGATATCTTCGATTTTTTTTATCTTTTTCATCTATTTTATTTTAATCTATTTGCAGGACAGACAGATTCGAACTGTTTTCCCTTTATATCGGTTTTCCAAATGGCTAATTAAGCCCTTGTCCTGTCCGGATTTTTTATTAACGTCAGATTCCGATCCTGACCCTCCGACTTGTTTGAAAAGTTTGAATGCGCCTGTTACGTTAAAGAAAATCGGAGGTAAGAACTATCTTACATTTTAAGGTAGTAAGCACCTTCCGGATTAAAGTTGCCCGGATAGCTTTAATATTCTTTCGACTTTACAGGGACTGCATTCTACACCGTTAACAGTTACTATCTCCCTGTTGTCATCCTCTTTTATTAAGAGTAAACCATGCTCTGCACAATAAGGAATGCCATCTATCTCCATTACAGCTTCCTCCTCACACTCCCAACAGGTTTTTCTCTCTGTTGCTTCGGATAGATAAGATTCTTCTAATCTTGCCGAATGCCTTTCAAATGCTCTGTCGTCGTAAA